TCAATAACTATCCACCTTTTAGAAATTTAATTATCAATGGTGATATGTCTATTGACCAAAGAAATGGTGGTGCAAGTCAAACGATTGCATCAGCTAACACTTATTACATTGATAGATTTCTTGCTAGAGAAGTGACAGATGGCGCATTAACAATAGACCAAGATACTACTTCACCAGATGATTTTACTCATTCAATGAAAATTACTACTACAACTGCTGATGCTTCTTTATCATCAACACAAAGAGCCTATGTAGTTCAAAAAATTGAAGGATATAACATATCAAAATTAGCTTTTGGTACATCATCAGCAAAAACAATCACTATATCTTTTTATGTTAGGTCTAGTCTTACAGGAACATTTAGTGGCTCTATTTTAAATGAAGGTGAAAATAGGTCTTATGTTTTTGAGTACACTATAAATTCAGCAGATACATGGGAAAGAAAAACAATCACGATTGCAGGTGATACATCTGGCACTTGGGATACAGACAATACTGTAGGAATGTTAATTTATTTTAGTATGGGTATGGGAAGCACTTATTCTGGAAGTGCAGGCGCTTGGTCTGGTAATCAACTATTTGCATCAACAGGCTCAACTAATTTAGTAAGTACATTAAATGCTACTTGGTTTATGACAGGATTACAAATTGAACAAGGGGATAGTGCTACTCCGTTTGAGTTCTTACCTTTTGATGTGAATTTAAGAAGATGTAGAAGATATTATTTTCAGCCAGAATTTGGAACTGAACATTTTTTAAATACTATTGATAGTGATAATACTTACAGAAGAACTAACATAGTTCACCCAAATTCTATGAGAGCATCACCAACAGGAACTGTGACTACATCTCTCGGAAGTGGTACTCATGCATCTGGAAAACCTGCAATTTCTGGAACTAACAAAGATAGTTCAGCAGTAAATGGTGATTTAACAGGTAATGCAGGTTTTGCTAGGATAGTGACACTGACATTAGATGCGGAGTTATAAATGATACAGAGTGTTGAAAAAGTATATGATGAGTTAAGTGATAATTTTATGTATAGAACAGTATTGACAGATAATTCTATTTTATTTGTTCCTCACGATGAAGCAAACCGACACTACCAAGAAATACTAGAATGGGTAGCTGAAGGAAACACAATTACAGATAATGGAGGGGATTAATGGCTAGTAAATTAAAAGTAGATAATATTCAAGATACAGGCTCAAATAATATTTTAACTTCTGATGGCTCTGGAAATGTCACTTTAAATACAACCTTAGGTAATTTTACCTCAACAGGTATTGATGACAATGCAGATGCAACAGCAGTTACTATTGATAGTTCAGAGAATGTTTTTATAGGAAAAACTAGCTCTGGAATTGGCACTGTTGGTGCTGAATTTACAGCAGTGTCTGGTGGTATATCTTCAATAACAAGAGATAATGGTACACCTTTTCAAATCAATAGAAAAACTAGTAATGGTAGCCTTTTAACTTTTTTAAAAGATGGCACAGTAGCAGGTAGTATTAATGTAGGTGACCATGATTTAATTATAGGTAAAACAGATGGAGGTGTTCAGTGTTATTTAAGATTTGCATATTCTAATCAAAAAATTATTCCATGCACAGATGGAGGTAATACAAATGATAATCTGTTAGATTTAGGAGCTTCGGAATCAAGATTTGATGATATTCATGCTACCAATGGAACTATTCAAACTTCTGACCAAAATGAAAAACAATCTATTCAAGCATTAACATCTACTGAAATTGCAGTCGCTAAAAGAATATCTAAATTGTTTAAAACTTTTAAATGGAATAGTGCAGTGGAAGAAAAAGGCGATAATGCCAGAACACATACAGGTATTATTGCTCAAGATGTTCAACAAGCATTTACTGATGAGGGATTAGATTCAAGTAATTATGGATTGTTTATTTCATCTACTTGGTGGGAAAATGAAGAAGGTGACATTAAAGAAGAAGCAACTGAAGGATATACAGAAAGAACAAGATTAGGTATTAGATATCCAGAATTATTATCTTTTATATCTAGTGCATTTGAACAAAGATTAACTGATATAGAAACTAGAGTAGAGGCTCTTGAAAACGCATGAGCATAGTAAAAGATAATGAAGAATGATTGGTTTATCTATCTTACATCTTGTTTTGTAATAGTTCTTTTTACTCTTTTAATCTGTACACAAGTCAAAGCAGAAACCAACACAGTCAGTTCTACAGTCACAGTAGATAAAACCCCACCCTCAGCTATATCACCCTCAGTCGTAATTAATAATTCAGATATATGTAAAACCGCTGTTGCAGGTAGTGTTCAAACTCAAATATTCGGAATAAGTAGTGGAGTGACAGTCACAGATGAAAACTGTGAAGCTATAAAATTATCTAGGGCATTAGCTAGTCTAGGTTTAAAAGTAGCCTCTGTTTCTATCCTAGCCCAGAATGATGCAAGAGTTTTTGATAGTCTTTGGTTGGCAGGAACATATCCACCTATTGATGGATTGATTGGCATGGAAGCCAAAGAAGAATGGCTCAAGCCAGAGAATAGACATTTAATTCCAGAAGGTTCAAAAGTATTTGCTCAAATACCAATTATAGAAGCAAAAACAGAGGGGGTAAATGATGCACTGTTTTTTAAAACTTTGTTTATTCTTACAACAGGACTTTTAATTTTTTAATGTATGAAAAAAGAAAACATATTTATTTGGATTATATTAATTTTAATTTTAATAGTTCCGTTCTGTTTTAAAGCCCAAGCATACGAACAACAATATCAAGTTGGTGACACAGGTGAGAATGGTGGCACAGTTATATCCGTTGTTGTTGTTGAAGAACTCACAGATGTTCAAACAGAAATTATTGGTGATTTTTTAGAAACCACAGAAATCTATACCTATACAGAAACAGTTATAGAAGAAGTCGAACAGATTACTTATGAAACAGTCACAACCACTACAGAAGTCAAAACAGACAATCTCTTAGACGAATATACCGATACCAATGTCAATGTAGTTGGTAATAGCTATGGAATGACAGGTGCTGAAATCACTACAGGACACGAGGGATTGGGTGGCGGCAGTCGTGTTTATGACATTGAATTAACCCAAGATAATATTCAAGAAATAGAATATGGCAGTACAGTTTATTCTCATATCTCAAATGCTAATGTTCCTTTATGTGCTAATACATCTGGTGACTGTAAAGATGAATTTAAAATTACAGTAAGACTATTTAAAGATGGTGAACTACAAGAACAGTTTACCCATAACTATCAAGGTATTAATTGGACAGGCTCACAGGATTATTTATATACACAAGATGTTTCACAGATAGGTTTTAATCAAGCTGAACTTGAACTTTATGGACAAGATTCTGGATATTATTCTGATTATTACGGAGTAGGTTTTAGCGATATGTTTTTTAATATTACCTATAACCAAATCAATCAAATCATAAATGAGATTATCAATAAAAT